CATCACCGAACTCAAGAGTTTGCCGGAATGGGGCGCGCCAGCGCATCCGTCCGAAGTTTTCCTCCGGTAGCCATTCCAGCCATGTTTTCACTGTCGTTGTTTCAAGCTGGGGTGTTGTGTTTCGAATAACGCCAAGACGGAATTTGCGCTTTCCCTCTTTGCCTTTCTGATCCACCGACTTTTGCTGCTGCAAAGCTTGCTTGAGGCACTCAACAACACATGCAACGGACTTGCCGGACCCAATCGGACCCTGCAAGCCGCGCACGAAAGCCTCGGACTTCATGAATTTGATGATTTCATCGCCGTCCGGCTTATATTTGAATTCCATCAGTGGATCGTGTTCTTTAGGCCCGACATCAACCCGCTGTGGATTGACTTCATCGCCAGCGGGAAGAACCTAGAAAACACATCGAATGTGTTTGTCCCGCAAAACGCGACAGCGGTATCTGGGTGCGGCATTGCGCCCTTTTCAAACTCATCGCAGGTCAGCTTTTTAATCACCTTTCCCTGCTTGTTGGCAAAGACAAACAAATTGTCCTCAAGAGCCGGAACCTCGACCAGATCAAACTGATCCATGAAATTCAGCGTCCGACCGCTTGCGCGGATCATCTGCTTTCCCAGCGTTATATTTCCGTGCTTAATCATCTAAGAAATCCTCAAGCTTCTTCACACGCCATTTCCAATAACTCATCGCCATTGCCATTATGCACAACGAAAAAATCGCCATGCTCATCCATGCCGCAAACCACAACATCAACCAACCCAAGTCTGCGTGCAGCGCCATAAACGCTTCCGGCATCCGGCGTATCTACTTCGGGCTTCTTGCTGGGGAAAAAAAGAATATCGCCGCTCATTCCCGACGCCCATTCTTCTTGGATTTATTACGCGCGCGCCCCAACATCTTCTTCTCGTCAGGCGACATCATCAAACTGATCTTGCGCGGGCAATTACGGTACACAATCGACGTACCCCCAGGCTTTCCGTTCCACACACACCAATACCCGTCCTCATCAAACCATCCGGTCTTCATCTTAAACAAAACACCGTTAGGCGATCGATCCAACTCTCGACCAGATTTGGGGCGTATCTGCTTCTTCACAGACTCCACAAACTGATACCCAGCAACAGAACGCGATCCCCTCTCAGCAGGACGATTAACAGGCGCGTGAATTGGCTGAACCGTGCGCTCCGGCACAGGTGTATCTCTTTTGAAAAAGGTCATGGCAGTTTCCCCTCTTAGCATTCTCAGCATGCCGTTATAATTAAGCCCAGTTCTTAGCTCATTTCAAGCTGTCTGTTTACAATTAGGCTGCACTTCGTGCTTTCAACCTGTCTGAACAACAACGACTTATTTCAGAAGTTTTGTCTGGGTTGGTGGTGAAGCACAGTGGCTCTTTTTTCCCTGCATTTTGTCTATGGTGGTGGGGGTATTACAGGGGGGCCGTACCTGTTTTTACCCTACCCCCCCTCCCATGTGTCTTTCTCTCGCTGTGTGTATCACGAGCCTGAAAGGTCTATGTTTACCTGTATCTGCTGCCCGCCACCGCTGCTGCCGTTGGTCTCTCGAAGGCCAGCCCTGTCCATCAGGTCTGCCGCAGCCATCTGCCTGACGTTCTCTGATCGTGCGCCCTTGGCTAGCTCTACCATAGTGCGCAAGCCCAGCACCGCTGCTGTGGTCAGATAGCGACGAGTGGCTAAAAGGACAGCCTCACGCCCATGTGGTCTATTCAAGAAGGCATAGAGTGTTGAAGGTGCTGAATAACCTACGGCCTCGGCGATGTCTGTGACCGGCCAATTCTCTGCTACGAATAAAGCGACTGCTTGTGACTGCATGAGAGTGAGCATGTGACCGCTTTCGAGTTCGAGCAGGTCCATATCGATGTAGTCTGGCGGTATTGATTTGACTGTTGGGAGGTGGATGTCTTCATCCATTTGGTTGAACCTTTCTTGCGGAGGAGGGGTTCAGCCCCGTGTGGGGGGAGTGGTGGGCAGATGGGACATAGCCTGTCCTCATCGACCAGCCCCACCTCTTACTCCTCCCCAACACCCATTTGTGTCAAGTTAAATCTCGCTATCAATATCGGACTGTAGTGATAGATATTTTCTATACGACAACGATTACAACGTGTTGTAGGCTGTTGTTGACCGCACCCTCGGAGGACTAAATGCCTGAACCCCTGTCGAAGTCTGCTATTGACCGCTCAATCAAGCAGAATACCGCTAAGCGTAAAGTCCTTATGAACGCCAAGCGGAAAGCCAAAGCCAAGCATGTGAAACTGATGAAGAAGCTTCGTGGCGTCTGACGGGCTACTCATGAACCAAGCCTGCGCAAGCTTGTCTTGGCCTTTCGGTGAGTATCCCTGACGCGTCAATTGGCTAAACCCTGCGAATGCGGAGAACAGGTTTGTCCTGTTCATTGCCGATCGACCTGCGTCGTGCCGGCTCCCGCTCACCCTGCGCTGCTGCGGACTTTCTGCGAAAGCTCCTGCGCGCTTGTGTTCGTTCGAGTTCGCCCGTCCCTCCTTGGTCTTCACTGTGTTGAAAACACACACAGGAACCCCCGTGCGGATTTTCCCTCCGGGAGGCCATGCGGATGATGCACCGTCAAGGACTGCAACTCATTTAACCCAGACAAGCTGGGCCGCTTCGCTAAAATGAGCTTTGCCAGCAAGCTGGTCGCCCCAAGAGGCGATCCCTGACCGTTCCTTCGCTATGCTCAGTGCGATCATCCTCATGTCAGTCGTCGGCCATCGCACGGGTATTCTGTGCGTTTGTAAATGGAGAACGACATGCAACAGAAATTTGAATTCATCGACATCGATCCACGCATCACCGACGCTGAATTGTGGGAAGACCTGATCTTGATCGAAGACGATTATGATCCGCTGCCGCTGCCCAAGCTATCCCAGTCAGTCATTCACTTGAGCGATGAGGTGCCATTCTAATGCACTCACTGTTTTTAAACACGACCTTGAAAGGACACACTATGAAAACGAAGCAAATCACAATCAACGTACCGACAATCACCCTCCCAGCAATGCCCAAGCTGCCCACATGGAAGCGCAAGGCAGTGAAAATGCCAACATCGCAGGATCACATCAACGAAGACTTCATGGGACGCATCGAAGACCTCGAAGCAGACTGTGAAGCCTTGAGGCAGGCACTCGCATCAACGCTCGAATTGATGAAAAAATAAAACAAAATAATCGCTGCATCCACGCAGTGAGATCGTCAAGGCAACCTGCTGAAGCAGGGGCGCAAGCGCCGCCTTGACCATCACCCCGCTTAGTCTGCTGACGCGGGGAGTTATCAACAAATATGAAAAATAAATGGAGAACGAAATGTCTAACTTGAACGCACTGAACAAAGCTGAACTGATTGAAATTGCAGAGAATGCACAGGCTGAATGCGAAACGCTGAACAACAAGCTTGATGCAATCGACGTCTACACCGCGATGGACATCATCGCCAACCAGTTCAATGATCCACGGTTGCAGTTTGACCGCCAGCTTGGAACTGAAGTTGAGGTCAACGGGATGGCTTTTGTCCAAAAGAATATCCTCGGATCGATAATCTACGGTCTTGAGAAGAAGCACGATTGGTTCTCAGACAAGCTGCGTGAAGACCTCGGCAAGGTTGAGAAGGCGCACCGCCAAGTCGTCAACGATGAGCTAGGTATGCAGCAGTTGGAACGCATGGTGATGTTCGCTGAGAACCGCAAGTCAGAGACAATTGCAATCGAGCAACTGTTGCAAGCCGCCAAGAAGTCTCACGTTGAGCATTGTGGCGAAGAATGGATGCCCTATGTCGCAGCGCCGACCGGTGGTCAGAACAGTAAGTCCAACGAACTTGAGCGTCGGATGGCAGCGATGGGCGTAAAAGCCACACTGTCACCAACAAACACTGACGGAATTCGCGACCTTGATGAGGTTGCGGGTAAGTAACGAGTACCGCTGGCCCCGCAGGAATGTGGGGCTGGCATTCCCCTGTAACCTGGCCTGTTGTCCCACAACGACAGGTCAGGCCCCTATCCCGCTAAGGCTTCGCCCAGACGTTAGCCAAGCGCCACAAACGCCAAAATTGGAGAATTTAAATGGACCTCATCATGATCAGCGCAGTTGCATTTATGACTGCCCTCGCTTGCCTTGTTTTCGCCTTTCGCGTCTTCAACTTTCAAATGCTGATGCGCGCACACTGGATGGTGGACATTGTTGTCACTGCCGCATTGATGATGTTCTTCTCTGGCACCCTCCAAGGAACGGTTATCGCCGCAATGGCTGGCCTCATGTTCTCAATCTTTATGACAATGGGTCGCGTAGCCCAGAAAGGTATTTCAAATGTCAAAACTCACAGACCTACAGACGGAGTTCGCATCGCAAATCGTGACGTTGATGCAGCAAGACGGGCTGAACTGGACAAAATCTTGGGCATCCTTAAACCAGCCCATGAACGGAAATACGGGCCACGTTTATTCGGGCATAAACGCAATGATTACGGGTTTATGGCTTCACCAGAATGACAAAACGGACCCTCGTTTTCTCACGCCTAACCAAATCAAATCCCTCGGAGGTCACATCAAGAAGGGATCGAAGACAATCCCAATCGTGTTCTACAAATCTGGCGTGAAGGAACAAGAAAACGGTGACATGAAGTCGTATCGCACGATGCGCTTCTACCGCGTGTTGCACGTTTCTCAAACTGGCAACATCAACCTTGATCACCTAGAGCCTTTGCAAGAGCGCCAAAAACGAACGCCCGAACAAAGCTTCACAGACTACGATCTGTTCGTTACAAATTGTGGTGTCCCTGTCACCCATAATGGTAGCCAACCAATGTTCATCCCTGCTTTGGATCAAATCGACCTTCCTCCTATCTCAGACTTCCTTGATGATGATGAGGCCGACGCAGAAGAACACTACTACAGCACCTTGTTCCACGAGCTGACCCACGCGACTGGCTCCAAACACCGCCTTGATCGTGTTTCTCTGCGTGATTACAGCAAAGCCATCAGTATTCGTGCATATGAAGAACTGATCGCAGAAATCGGCAGCGCCATGATCGGTCAAAGCCTTGGCTTGCAGACGATCCCGCGCAAAGATCAGGCCGCTTATCTCAAGTCATGGATCAAGCACCTACAAGATGATCACTCGCTGATCTTCAAAGCCGCAGCTGACGGAAGCAAAGCCCTTAAATGGTGCAACGAACAGCAGCCGGCTATCGCTTACAACATCGTATCTGCTGCATGACCCAAGTACGGCTTGTCATTGAACGGGACGGCAAGAAATCTCTTGTCTATCTGTCCGAAGATGAGCTGTGCGTCATGGTCCACGCATTGACCGCGTATAAACCCTTAAAAGCATGGTCAATACACCACACAAAACTCGTCCACATCTTTCAACGCATAACCAAAGGAATGCTTTATGACACCGCTATCCCCCTCACCAAAAGAAATTTTCGACCGCCTAAGCGCAGCCGCAATTAACATCGAAGAAAAGGGCTATGAATCGTCCTACTGCATTAGCCGTATGGATACCCACGATCCTGATTACATGACCTGCTACTTGTATTACCGAATCAACTACAACAGCGACATGCAAAGCGTTTATGTGCGTGTTTACTTCGATAATTTTGAAGCAGACCTTGTTGCTTTCGAAGCACAATGCCTCGCTATCGAAGACGCTTCTGAGGGTCGCAAGACACAAGCCATTCTAAAGCTGGCCCGCCTGACAGAAGACCTCAAAGAACTTGAGATCGATGCCGAATTGATCACGCCAATCTTTGACAAGATCAAAGAAATGTCCGGAATGCTGATCACTCACCAACCATATGCAAAGGAGGACGATTAATGTCCCAGCCAAAATGGCCCATGTCCAAGATGGACGTTGCCCCTGAAAATCCACGCAAGTCCCCCGAAAACCTTAAAGGGCTTGAGAATTCAATCCGCGAAGTCGGTGTCCTGAACCCTCTCATTGGCTACATCGAAGGCGACATCTTCTTTGTTGTGGGCGGTCAGCGCCGCCTCCTCGCATCTAAAGCTGTCTTGGAAAACGAAGACCACCCACTCCCCATCAATGAAATCAATAAGGGCGAAGCCTTCCAAGTTGGCCTTATCGACAACCTTGTGCGCGAGAAAATGACAGAAAGGGACGTTATTCGACTGCTTTCCGGCGAACATTTTGCCAATGCGCCAGCAGAAGACATCCAGCGCATGATCGATCGCCCGCTTCCGGTGATCAAACGCTGCAAAGCCATGTCTGAACTGCCGGCACACATCGTTGACGCCTATCTCAGCGATGAAATCAGCTCCGAGCAGATGCAAGGCTTGGTTTACTTCATCAAAGACCCTGAAACTCTTGAAGATTGTTTCAAGCGTTGCAAAAATCAGAACTGGTTTGGTCTCTCAAACATGACTGCGATGGCGAACGAAGGGTTCAGCCAATTTTCACAGCGCAAATCTGCCGACTGGATCACGGCTCAAGACTACATCGATGCGGATGGCAAATACACGCGCGACTTGTTTTCCGATGAAATCCAGATCAGCGACTATGACCTTGAGGAACGTCTGGTCACAAAGGCTATCCTTGCCAAAATGGTCAAGCAGATCGAGGCTTGGAACAAAGAATGGGGCTTTATTCGCCGCGTAAACCAGATTTATGACCTCAAAACATATTCTGGTACGCCTGTCATGACCGAAGAAATGCGTCATCGTTTTCTTGATATTGAAAACGCGCTTGAAGATGGTGATCCGGTCACAACCGAAGACGAAGCCTTCTTCAAAGAGTTTGAAGGACGCACATACGAGCGCGAGT